CTGCCATGTCGGATTCCAAGTCCAATAAGGGAATGCATCGTCAGCAATGACGCCGATATCCAGCGGCCTTGCGATCATCCAAGATTGCTGCATTGCAGTTTGGTCGTAGCGGATGCCATTGACCTCAGTGCCAGCGCCATGCCCCGCGCTGGGAGTGTCACATATGGCGCATAGGTTCGTGGTAGCCAGCAGGCGGCGCAATGTCATCACGTCAATTGTGCCGGATGGGTTCCCGCCGCTCGGCAGATCGCTTGCGGTTCCTCCTTTGGCTTGCGTCGTGGTGAACAATCCGAGTTTCCCCGTTACAGTCCTGCGTGGCGTTCGCATTACTTGGCGCAGCGTACCTGCTCTAGCCTGATCGGTAATGGTCGGGTCTATCAGGGGAACTGAGGGGGAAGATGCGGCAAGCGTCCGCAGGGACGTGATGCGGCCAACGAAGATTTCCCCGATGGCGAACGTGGCTCCGGGCACGATTGAGTGCGAGCCGTTCACATCGTTGTAAATGAAAATCGACTTGGACGCTCCGGTAACGCCGGAAGGTATCCACCATGCTACAAGCTCGCCATCCGCGTTATATGTCAACCGTTGGGTTACACCATTGAACGTGAGCTTGGTTCCCTCGGGCAGGCCGACCACGTTGCAGACACCGACAACACCCCATGGCGCGGTCGTGTCCAGCGGACTTGTCGCACTGACGACTATCTCAACGTATTGCCCCAGCGTTGCAGGTTCCGTGGAGAACTTGATTGACGTTGCCGTGCTGGTATGCCCGTCCGCCATGGCGGTTGAGCTAGTCAGGAAGGCGGCATCATCTGCCGTGCCGCCGCTGGCTCCGAGAGCGAAGGTCAGGGCGAATGATCCATACCCGATGAGCATCTATGCGGCCTTTGTTAGAATGGTAATCTCGACCTTTTGGCCGAACGGGTATGGGTTCCACATGCGGACTATCCCGAGTTGGTCAACGAATCTAGGCGTGCCGTCTGCATTCGGATAGGTGAACCGAATCACTTCGCCGTACATGATTGCGTTGAGTCCGCATTGGACTGTGACACCAACGGCAGCCGGATCATCGAAAAACGCAATGAACGTTACCTCTACCAACTTGCCATTGGTGAATGTGCCATCTGAATAAACCTGCGGCGAGATTATCCGGGTGGACTCGTCAATCATGTCCTGCGCGTCGTCAGGATCGTCCAGCAATGTATTGAATATAGGAGCACCGATTGCGAAGCTATACTGACCGGCAGGGGAAACGCTGGACGTGCGCTCAAATTGACACTTGCGCATGAAGCGCGTCTTGATGTTCTGCGGGACAATAGCTTGGTCTGTAACGAAGTCCGATGCGCCGAACGGCGATTGATTCGGGCGCGCACCAACTAGCGTAGTTGCCCCCCGTGCATCGTATGGCGCGACCTGTATTCCAGACTTGATGTTCGTAGTATCGAAGTCGCACAGCACCAGCGATGCGTTCGCCGGATCGCTCGGGTCGATCATCCGCCTGAACCGCAAGATGCCATCGCTATCCGTGAACATCGTCGCCCTGCGAAACGAATCTAGCGGAGCGCGGATGGCGTCCAGAATATTAGGCGGCGAATCGAACGTTATGCCCCACGGGACGATTGATCCATCGTCGCGCAGAGTGAGGGCGCTGGCCTCCGATGAATTGAACACGCTACCGTTCTCATTGGCCCGATTGACTAGAATCTCTTTGAGATAGTTGTCAAACGGCATTCCCGCAAGTGGAAGCTCTGTGTACTGCCCAAGGCGCTCAATGCGAACGTCGTATATCTTTGCCGATGCCGTTCCAATGGCCGCTCCGTTGAAGCCATCCATGCTCGGGCAGGCTATGAAATACAGATTGCGGTCTGCTCCAGGCGGGCAGGTAAACTCGAACGAAAAATTCTGATTGGTGGTGATGTGGTTTTGCGTGATCGGCAGCGCGGCAAGGAATCCAACACCAGTGCCAACCCCAGCCAGATAGTCACTGGCAAGACCAGTGAGCTTAGTTGCCACCATCAGCCCGCCGACAACTCCGCTATTCGTTGGGGCCTTTGAACGAATGTCATAGACGCCAAAGTTGATGCGATACGAAACGCCGCCTTTGAATATGGCCGGATAGCGACGGTGGTCTCCGAAGTGCGTAGTACCGTCCCACTTAATAGCACTGCTGATCGTGACCGCATTTGAGGAATCCGGTATCCACGGTGCATTTGCATGCAGGACATGAGAGATGGACGATCCAGAGCCAGCAGACCAAACCCAATTTTCCGGGACTCCTGCCGTGTTGAAGTTCAGGAATAGGCCATCGTCGTTGAGAATGTCCTGTGCTCCAGGAATTATCGACTGCGTGCCGTAGCTCGAACAATCCACCGTGAGCTTGCCAACCGGCATGGCGTTGAGTTGGATTCCGGAACCGCTGATGGCTGGCGTGTACTGCGGCGGGCTGGCTGAAGGATCGAGCGGTGCGGCCTTGTCAGCTACCAGCGTGACGCTAGGAATGTTCGCATCGTGAAGCTGGAAAAGGCGATTAGGCGCGTCTATCAGCAGCGGGGCGCGATTACGCACAGCCCCGAAGGTAAGCGGGATCATCCTGTTCGCCGCGCCATCCTCCACGAATGGCGGATTGAACCGGCACGGTAACTGCCGATCCAGACGCGCCAGAGTGTCCTTGATCGTGACCGAAACAACATCTTCCGAAGGCTGCGATACGCGGTCGATTATGCCGGTACAGACCGTGGGCGCGCTGTTGATTGCCGTCCCCGTCAGCAGAGTTGCCGCCGCCACGATCTTCACGATAACGATGAAGTCGCGAACGTCATTCTCTACGAGGAAGTTATAGGCTCCGTCATAGTTTCCAAGGTCAAGTTGCCCGAAAGCTGCCGCGCCTATCGCGCTGTCGCCATCCATCCAGACAGCCGGAGCACGCTTGATGCTAAAGCTTTCTGGGTTCTGGACTCGCGGCGCATACTGCTTGTTCGCTGGCGTGTCAGACGGGCCGGATACCATGCCCTCATCTTCAATGCACAGATAGATCGTGCCGATTCCTTCGGAGTTGATCTCGTACCAGCCGAGCGATTTGACCTGAGTGCTAATGCTCATAGGCCAAGCGCGAAGGTTGTGTAGTCAAGGGGATGCTGGCCGAAGTTCAGATAGGCAGCGTTGTCATTTGGCGACGCAGAGGAGCCGACCGAGACGGCTGGCACGTAGAACCGGCCCGTGGGCAGCGCCACTTGGGCAAGCGTATTCCCCTCAATCTGCCACATGACGTAGGGGTTGGCTTGGTCGTTGTAGAGGATCACGCCGATGCACTTGCGCTCGGGGATTTGGTCAAGCGCTACCAGTTGCGAGTTGCCAGCATAGATACCGGCGTTGCCTGCACCGTCACTGGTTCGCAGGCCCCACGATTGCGGGCCATTGGTATCGGCTTCCTCGCCGACATACGCACCAAGGTCCGCGTCCTGAACCGCAATGCCTACGCTGCACAGATTGACCAAGCCAGCCGAGGGATTGGAGGTCGAGTAGAAGTAGCATTCAAACGCGACCGTCCCAATGCCGATAGCAATGGAACCCATGACCATGCGGTGGAAGTCGCAGACCTTGTTGGTCGTGACGACAACGTTTCCCTGCAATAGCTCAAGGCCGTCACCGAGTCGATGCGGGTCCAGCGTGGCTACGATGCGGCTCATGCACCAACCCGGCTGCTGCGGCCCTGACGCGAAGCGATGGCCTCTCCGGTTGCTGATCCGAACATGCGCGCCATGGCCGACAGGTCGCCATCTGAGAGCGTGCGGCCTCCTGGGGGAGCGCCAGAGCCGCTACCGACTGGAGGGGCTGGCGAAGGGCTGGCAGCGGGCGGCGCGCTCGGCGTAGGCCCAGCCGTTGACGGCAGGGAGGCGTTGACCTTGCCGATTATGTCCGCAAGTTCAGCGGCAATCGCATGCGGCAGCGTATTGAGCGCCCCGACGATTGATGCGGTGTTTTCCTTGCCGCTGTCCAGCGTCGCCTGCACCTGTTTGATGTAGGCGTCGAGGTCAGCGTCGCTCTTCAGGCCAAGACCCTTTTCAAGGTCGGCGGCCTGAACGCCCATCTCTTCAAGGATTTGGTTGTACGTCTCGCCCTTGGCCGAGGCGATCTCGGCAATCTGCTGAGCAAGGGTTTGGTACTGCTGCATGGTCGCAGCGGCCTGCAACGCGGCCTGTTGCTTAAGCAGCGCATCGAGCTTGGCCTGCTCCTCGGCTGACAGACCCGATGCTGCGGTTGTGCTGGTGTCGTTGTAGACCGGAAGGTAGCTACCGACCGCATTGGACGCCTGCCCCTTGCCTGCCACGCCGCCACCGGACTGTGCGCCGCCCGAGTGCATGACCTGATTAAACAGGTCCGTGTAGGCTTGGCTGGAGGCATACAGGTTGCGCCCGATGCCAAGCACTTGCTCCTGCGTGACCGTGCCAGCGCGCAATCCTTGCAGCGCGATCTGGAGCTTTTGCTGATCGTTCAGCGGCGACAGGTTGCCGAGCAGAAGATTAATGGCGTTGTCAGCAGCCTTGGCAACCTCGCCCACAGCCGATACGAACTCGCCTAGAGACTTGGTTGCCTTGGACGTGACGCCCGATGTCTGCCCCGCCTTGCCCTGAAGTCGCGCAATCTCGTCCGTAACCTGAGACAGAGAACCCTGCGTGGTCAGACCGAGCGAGAACGCCAGCGATTGCGCTGATGCCTCAAGCTGGACCACGAGCGCGGCCATCTGCTGCGCAGCGGTGTTCTGGATGTTCGTCAGGTCTTGGGTTGCCGCACCCGATGCACCCGCAGCGATGGCAAGCTGATTCGCCGCGTCGATGTTCTGCAACATCGAGTGGTAGACGCCCGACAGCGCCGCCTCAAAGTCGTCAACGAACGTCGCCTGCGGAGCGAACTGCGCAACGAACTGGTTGTATTGGGTCTGCGCTGTGGCGAGGCGCTTGTAGGTTTCCGTGAGGGATTCGCCAGCGGCCTCTGCGCCCTCGACGAACTTCATCACATCTACGAGCGTGGCGTTCGCGCTGAGCGCCAGGAAGTGGAACCCGTTGCCGAGGTCCGTGTTCGCTGCCTGTGTCGCCTGCGCGAAGTCCTGAACCGCTGCGGCTAGCTTGTCGGCATCACCTTGAAGGCCGGAAACGAACGCCGAAGCGCCGAGGCCCATCTTGTCCAGAACGGCTAGGAAGTTGGCCGACTGAAGACGCTCAGCGAACTGCTGCTGAGTCTCGCCAGAGAATGCCTGCCCGCCTACCGTTGACGTGAAGGACTGCTTGCCAGCCTTGTCAGTGGCGATGTTATAGGTTCCGCCAATCAGATGGTCGATTGACTGACCGAACTGCGCGGCGAATGCCTCGGCACCCGACTTGATCGCGTTGAAAAGCGCTGCGGCTCCAGCGGTCTGATCGGCGGTCGCGGGAACGCTAACGTCCTTGTAACTCGTGCCGCCGAATAGCGCCTTCTTCTTGGATTCCTGAAATGAATTTGTGATGGATGCGCCAGTGTCGCCAATCGAAAGCGACGAACTGGATACGCCGGTCGGCTTGTACTTCGTGCCGAACAGCGCGCCGCCAGTGAGGCTATTGATGATTGATGCAGCGCCAGCAATCCAGCCAACCACAGGGATGAAGTACGCAGCCGCAGCCAATCCAATGGCACCAGCGCTTCCGCCAATCTGATAGCCCGCATAGGCAGCGCCGAACACACTGGCAATCTTGCCGATGCCGCCGAGTGACTTGATGGTGTCGCTGACGATTCCTTGGCTACCGACTCCGAGCAGGTTGTATGCGCCGCCGCCAGCGATAGCACCGCTAGTGGCAAGTCCGCCGCCAGTAATTGCACTGCTGCCCAATTGCGCGAGTTGCGTCCAGCCCGACTGTCTGCCAAATACCGAATTGAGGATCGGGTTGATAACTGCCAGCTTGGCGAAGTACGCAATGATCTGCTCAACGGTTTGCTTGGCGAGGTCGCGCAATCCGGTGAAGAGGTTGCCGCCGTTGACGAGAACTTTGGCGAATGTGTCGGCTACGCCATTGGCGGCAGTCACCCAAATGGATTGCCAGCCGCGAGCCGCTTCCATTGCGAGTTCAGCGGCTTCTTTCTGGTCGTAGAGGCCAGCGCTGAGATTCTTGAGCGCAGCCGTCTCTTTGTCGGTAAGGTCTGGAGAGTCGCGCAGATGCTTGTTGTAAAGTTCCAGCGCCAGCGCGCCGCCCTGCCGAAGCGTTGTCGCAATGGCAAGCTCGCGGCCATTGAGTCCAATCGATTCCGACTCTTCGCGGTATTGATCCGTGATCCGGTTAACAATGTCGCGCTCACGTTCGATGGTCCCTAGTTGCGCCCTGAGTGCGGCATCAGCGGCTGTAACCGTACGGGTTACATTTGCCTTGATCGCTGCATATTCTTCGTTAGATGCGCCAGCGGCCTTGGCTTTAACCATTTCCTGTTCGTAGGAGGCGACGCCCTTGAGAATCGCGGACGCCCAATCCGTGTAGACCTTCGTGACCGGATCGGCCTTTCCGAGCAGCGTATTGATGCGGTCCTCATCGGCGCGCAGCATGTCGTTCAACTTTTCGTGCGCCTTCGCAGCAATATCGACAGCGCCAGTGTTCCCAACTATCGGTGCATTCGCCAGCCCGAACTTCTTTCCGGTTTCTTCCGCTGCGTTGCCAGCCTTGGTGGTCGAGTTGAAAAGCGCGTCATAGGCTTTCTTTGAGTTTTCGACAGCCTGCTCAACGCCACCGCTCAGGCCAGCCGCAGCACCCTGCAATGCGGTCGCTACATTCGATGCGATCTTGCCGACGCGAGAGGTAAACTCGGCATCGGCCTGATTCAGGTGATTCATCGCGTCGTCATCGAACGGATTGAACGCGGCCTTTAGCGCCTTCGCCGTTGTCTCGACCCATGCCTGGACTATCTGTCCGCTCGCGTTGAATACGGTTGAGATAGCATCGAATACAGCGAACACGCCGGTTGCCAGAGCAGCAACCGTTTCCTTGGCTACGATCAGTGACAGGATGAAACCCTTGATGCCAGTCGCTGCTCCTGATGCGCTCGATGCATAGCCGTCCGTGGTCTTGCCAGCGTCAACCATCTGCTTTGACAGTTCCACAAGGTTCGGCAGAACCTGTGCTACCACGGCGTTGGCGAATCCTTCCGCCTCTGTCTTCATGCGGGTCAGGTTGTCGTTGAAATCCTCGGCTGCCTTGGCGGTCTTGGTGCTTACGACAGCGCCGAACTCCTCGGCCTGCTTGATGACTTCGGGGAGTGACTTTTGCCCGAGGTCATTTAGGTATGGGATTAGTTCAGCACCGGATTTGCCGAATACTTGCTGAGCCAGCGCGGTCTTTGCGGCGCTGTCCTGATAGCTGGCGAATTTCTTTGCGACCTCGCCAAGCAAAACCTCCATGGGCTTGAGGTTGCCAGCGGCATCCTTTACCGATACGCCGAGGGCCGCATAAACGGCTGCCGATTGCTTGCCACCACCAGCGGCATCAGCGGCAGTCTTAGCTAGCTTGGATAGACCGCCCTGCAATTGGTCTGTGGCGACGTTGCTGAGATTGGCCTGCACCCGAAGCGCGGACAGCGCCTCTACGGATATGCCAACCTTCTGCGCCATCTTGTTGAGTTCGTCTGCAACGTCTATCGCGTGCTTTCCGAACTCGACAATCGCGTCAGTGGAGAAGGCGAGGCCAAGCGCACCAGCCACGTTCTTAAACGTGTTGGTCATCTTCTCGGCAGTCTGCTCCGCAATATGCGCAGCCTTGCCCATGTCGGACTGAAACCGCGCAACGTTTGCGCTCAGTTCCAGAACCATGCTGCCGAGATTAGACATTGACGCCCTCAAAAAAAGAAAAGGCCGCAAGCGCGGCCCTACAGGTGATTTATCAGGTCTGACTCTAGATCGCTGTCGTCATCGCGGTTGAATAGCAGACAGTCTCTAAAACTGACTGTCTCTGCGTTCTCGGAACGATTGACGTTGCGCAGCGTTGCTTCTAGCTGAGCTATCGGGAAGTGGAAGTTCGACTGATCGTCGATAGGATTGATCGCGCAGTAGGCAAAGAATTCACGAGTCTCACGCGAGGATAACCGCCGCTTCATGATGCGCGGCGGTATGCCGGTTCGGACGAATAGCGCCCACCATAGGCGCTCCTCGCCCGCTACCCGTTTTTTGCTTCGGCGTCCGCCTCGGGGACAAGGCCGTTGAACTTCAGCGCGGCTTCTTCCAGCTTAGTCTGCAATGCAATGCGAAACTTGCTGGCCTCTTCAAAGGTGATGGTGCTGCCGTCTGCCCTCGTCACCATTGAGGCGATGATGTTCGCCTTGAGTTCGCGCTGAGCCTTGAGCTTCTTGTCCGGGTTGGTGTTTTGCAGCGGCGCAAACAACTGCGTTACCTCGTCGCCGGAAACGTCGTTGAGGATGAACTTGGCGGTTTTGCCGCGAATGGTGATTTCAACCTCTTCGCTGCCGGGTGCTTCAAAATCGTCTTGGTTGCTCACAGATAACTCCTGCCGTTAAGGGAAAGGTCCGCTCGGCGCATGCGCGCACGACGGCAAGGGCATGCGTTTCTCTGCGTGCGCCGAGCGGGGTTAAGCGTGTTTGCCGAATTAGTGCTTGATGTGCAGGGTGCGTGCACCGCTGCGCTGTACCGCCATCGAGGACTTGACCAAGCTGTTGATGGCGAAGTCCAGCGGGAGATCGGCAATGTAGCCGTCGAACTCCACGCAGGTGCGGGTGGACGGGAAGCCAAGTACGCCGGTCGTGGAATTGACGGTAGGCGGAATATCCTTGCCGTCGCTGAATCCGATGACCCACTTGGTCGTGGTCTGCGCGTTGAACAAGTCCCACAATTCCTGGTGGGAAATCTTCGACGGATCGAAGTTCAGATTGACCGTCATCTGGCCGGGGTTCGGCATGCCGGGGAGATACTGCATCTCCTCGCTGTCCAGACAGGTGTCATCAAGCTGGCTGGCAGCGCCACCCAATCCGGTGATTCCAGTCGGGCAGCCGACTTGCACGATGGCATAGCCGTTGCTGTTGACGATACGCAGATAGAGCTGCGTGCCCTTAGTTACCAGGGAAATAACACATTCTCCTCATCTAGATGGGCGCTACGTCTCACGACGTGGCAAATCCGGGTCGTCTCACGACGATCCGTTTTCATAGGCGTGCACGGCCTATAAATGAGTGCCGGGACAATGGCCCCCGGCGGAATGGCGTTTGGTCGTGCCTCACGGCAGGAAGTAAACGCGACTTATCGCAGTCGCCGCGCCGGATTAGGTTGCTATTGAATTGCTTCCGCTACCGGGCGATGTGAGTGCGTACGCTGCACATCGCGATGGCTACGCCGAGGCGTGCCAGATTCATCTGTCCGTAAAAGTGTTTATGTGAAACATCCAGCGCCAGTATTCGGTCTGATCTTCTTTCGATTCGATGGGACCAAAGATAACGTGGTAATACGCCTCAAGTGCGGCAACAGCCGCCTTGTTCAGCGCAACACCTTGTGCCTGCGAATCCTTCGTAACGTAGCAGTCGATTTGCAGTCGCGCTTCGTCCGTTTCTGGATCGCTAGCCAGATTGTTCTCGGGCGCGGCGCTAACGGTTCCCCAAACGACGTATGGAGGAATCGTGTCCTGCGGAGCTTGTGTCCGATAAATCTTCGCGCCGACGATGTTCGTCACGCCTGACGCGGCACCAAGGATCAGATCAACACGCGGCAGGCTCACTTGATGGCATCCAGTTTCTTAGAGAGGTCGTCGCGGAACACTTCGGGTAGTTGCGCCTTGTTTGTCTCGAAAGCCGGGGCCAGGAATGCGGACTTCGGCTGATGCGATGTGCCGAATTCGAGGAAGCGCGCATAGAACAGCGGCCCATAGTTCTTATACGTTCCGCCTACCCTGCCAGCGCGCTGATTGCGCTTGTTGTCTTTGTACTTCTGCGCCTTCGACCGAACCGACACGCCATAGCTAACCGTTCCCGGTGGCGCACGCCTCTTGTAAACGATAATGTTGTTTTTCAGCGTACCTGACAGGACATGCCCGCCAGCCTCAAGGTTCTGCACAGCGGCCTTCTGCAAGATCACGGCAGTCTTCCGCAGAGCACTGGCGACCGGCTTCTGTGCCTTCTTGCCGCCGACCGTATCGGCAAGCGCAGTCAAGCGCGCCTGAAGTTCTTTCAGGCCACTGACGTAGACGGTATCTGCCATGACCTCACTCGAAAGGGAAACAACGCAGCGCCGAACCCGGCGTGCGGTTGACTACGCGAACGCCAGCCTTTTTCAGGACCGCGCCTATTGCTGCGAACTGGTGCTGAAACTCGTTGAACCGAACTGGCGGCGTGTTGCGCAGCGGCTCCGCATAAGCGCCGAAGTAGTGCGAGCCGTGCATGTCGAAGCCGTGCAGTTCAATATCAGTAGCGCCAAAAGTCTTGTGCGCGACCATCAGCGCAAGAGCGCCAGAGTTCGACTGCGAAGAGATCAGCCCACCGCCATCAACAGAAACGATCTGCTCGACGCCATCTATCGGGCGCGTGCTGAACTTGCGGCCTGCGAAGTTCCGGGCATGCGGATACTCGCGCCACCATTGCCGGTCCTGAGCCACTATCGCGTGCGCCCAAGGCGCTAGGTCTAGGCCGACATTGCCGACTGCGATCACTAGCGGATAGTCGCGCACGCTGTCTGCTACGGCCTGAGACATGCTCGGGCCGGGGGCGAGGATGGCGCACTTCACTTGCCAGCGTTCCTCTGTGCCTCCAGCCATATTTCGTCATGCGGCTGGCGTTCCCAATCTGCGAACCACGGCCCACCCTTAGTGAAATGTGCAATCGCCGGATGCGCTGGTGCGAGCCTGACGTTCACGAGCCAGTTCCAATCCTGCGAGAGTTCGCCAATCTCGGAATCAGCCAGCCAACCCAATGCGTGTAGATCGCGTCCCGGCCATTGGTTCAGCGTCGTAAG